GGGCTGCCAAGGCCCTCACTGGCCACCGCTCTTTAGCGACACTCCTTGCCGGATCGATACCGGGCCAGATTCAAAGGCAGCGATGAACAGGCCTCAACTGTTCAGAGGGTTGGCAACTGGCCCGGGTGTGCAGCGTAAAGCACCACGAACAGTTTTCCGGCGGGCAGGCGGCCGCGGTCGGAGTTAACAGTTTTGGACATGACCGCAGGTGTCACCAGTAGTGGCCTGCGGTTGACCACGCATTACTGAAAAGCCGGCGATGGCGGGCTTTTTGGAATGCCGAGTTTAAGCGTAAACCGACCTGTCGACAGTCGTCGGCGGGCATCACACAGGAGACAGGGCAGTGACGAACGAGCAACAAGCGTTACTGGAAATGCCGCTCTGGCTGGTAATCGTCCTGGCGTTGCTGGGCGGTGTTTCCGGCGAAATGTGGCGGGCCGACAAGGCTGGAGCAAAAGGCTGGTCGCTGGTGCGCCGGCTGGCGCTGCGTTCCGGGGCATGCATGATCTGTGGCGTGTCGACGGTGATGCTGCTGTACGCCAGCGGCATGTCGATCTGGAGCGCCAGCGCCTTTGGCTGCCTGACGGCGATGGCGGGAGCCGATGTTGCCATCGGCCTTTATGAGCGCTGGGCAGCCAAGCGGCTTGGGCTGCGCGACGGCGCGCGGGCAGATGTGCGAGAGGAGCCCTGAACATGAGCGAACTGACAACCTTACACGCGGCAGTAACCGCAACCATTCTTAAGGCGATCCCGGAACTTGCGTCAGTCGATGCATATTCATCTGTAGGAAATAGCACGGCATTACCTGCACTGCGCCATGGCGTGGTGCGCATGACGGCCGACCCTGCCCCCCGCGATGGGCGCTCGGTGCTGCTCGCCAGTTTCGAGGCGGACATTACCGCCGCGGATAGCGCCCAGGCCGAGGCGCGCCTGCAAGGCAGCCTCCTGGCGGCGCAATTGATCGACGTCCTGCGCCAGCAGTTCTGGGAGCTGGATTTCGTCGAAGCGAGCCGCAATGTCGAGGCTCAGTTCGACGGTAGTGGCTGGACGGTGCGCTGGGACCAGCCGGTGCTGCTCGGCGAGCCACGCTGGGATTGGCCCGACCAGCCGCCTGGGCAGTTGATGCTGGGGATCAGCCCGGAAACCGGCCCTGGCAACGAGGGCAATTACTTCCCTGCACAGGATCTGTCATGAGTTACTCAAGTTCAATGCACGACCGCATGTTGGCCTGCCTGGTCATCCCTTGCCGCGTAGTGGCGGTGGATCCTGCCGCTGCGCGGGTACGGGTCTCGGATGGCAGCGGCTGGAGCAGCGCCTGGTTGCGCTGGCATGCACTGGCGGCAGGCCAGGCCCGCCACTGGCGCGCGCCAAGTATTGGCGAGCAGGGCGTGCTGTTGAGTCCCAGCGGCGAGCCGGCCCAGGGCACGTTCTTCCCGGGACTGTATGGCAATGCGGGGAGCCCACCAGATAACCGTGACCATCTTGAAGTGTGGCATTTCGCCGATGGCGGCTCACTGGCCTACGACTGGCAAGCACGGCGCTACGACATCCACTTGCCGACCGGCAACGCCAGCATCCGGGTCGGGGCCAGCACGCTGCAGGTCAGCGACGGCGCCATCAGCCTTGACGCAGCGGCGATCACCCTCACCGGTAGCGTCTCGATCAAGGGCCCGCTGGTGGTCAGCGGCGACATCAATGGTGGCGGCCAGATCATCGACACGGCCGGCAACACGGCCAATCACAAACATTAACAGACCCGCCGATGCGGGTTTTTTTCTGTCAGGAGACTGCTATGCAAACCTGCCCATGGGGCTCGACCATTGCTGTCCGGCCCTCGCCTGGAGGTGCGCCATGATCGGTATGGACCGGCGCACCGGCCAGCCGTTGGCCGGCATCGCCCACCTGCGTCAATCGATTGAAGACATCCTTTCTACCCCCCTCGGCAGCCGCCGCATGCGCCCGGAATACGGCAGCCAACTGCGCCGCTACGTCGACCTGCCGGTCAACGAAGGTTGGAAAAGCGCCGTCCAAGCTGAAGTCGCCCGTGCTCTGGGACGTTGGGAACCGCGTTTGCAATTGGAGCGCGTCAAGGTGATTGCGGTAATCGGCGGTCAGGTCAGCATGAGCCTGCGTGGCCGCTACCTGGGCACTGAAGCCATGCTCGAGGTGCAGGTATGAGCCAAGTCGATCTGGCCCAGTTGCCAGCACCTCAGTTGCTCGAAGACCTCGATTACGAGGCCTTGTATCAGGCTGATCTGCAGACCTTTCGCGCGCATCTGGGGGACGCTTGGACCGCACAGCTTGAAAGTGACCCGGTCTGCAAGCTGCTGGAAGTCGGGGCCTACCGCAAGTTGCTCAACCGGGCACGCATCAACGACGCGGCCAAGGCACTGCTGTTGGCTTACTCTCAAGGCAGCGACCTCGACCAATTAGCGGCCAATGTCAGCCTGCAGCGTTTGCTCATCCAGGCTGAAGACCGGACTCAGGTACCGCCGCTCGAGGCACTGTTCGAGTCTGACGCGGCACTGCGCGAGCGGGTGCAGTTGGTCTACGAGGGGCTCACCACTGCCGGGCCGCGCAACAGTTACATCCTGCACGCTCGCAACGCCTCGGGGCTGGTCGCTGACGCAACCGCCGAGAGCCCGTCGCCTGCGGTCGTCGATGTCACTGTGTTGAGCCTGGAGGGCAACGGTGTAGCAGATGCGCAGTTGCTTGCCCAGGTGGCCGCGTACCTCAATGACGATGACATTCGCCCGGTAGCCGACCGCGTCAGCGTGCGTAGCGCCGAGGTCTTGCCGTACCGCATTGATGCCACCCTTTACATCGCTGACAGCGGCCCTGAGTCGGAGGCGGTGCTCGCTGAGTGCCGTCGTCGGCTGCAAGCCTGGATCAACCCGCGTCGACGCCTGGGCGTCGAAGTTGCACGCTCCGGGATCGATGCACAGCTGCACATTGGCGGGGTCAGTCGGGTTGAGCTCAGCGGCTGGGCCGACATCCGCCCGAGCAAGTCCCAGGCTGCGTGGTGCACGGGCTTCGATCTGAAGCGGGGCGGCTGATATGGACAGCCTGCTGCCGCTCAACCGCACCGCGCTGGAATGCGCCATCGAAGCCGCAGGCGATGAAGACCTCAAGGTCGACTTGCGCCTGCTCTACAGCCCCGAAAACTGCCCGCCGCACTTGCTCTATCAACTTGCCTGGGCCTGGTCGGTCGACCGCTGGGACGACAGTTGGAGCGACGCGATCAAGCGCTCGGTGATTCGCTCGTCGTTCTTCGTACATGCCCACAAAGGCACCCTTGGCGCACTTCGGCGTGTGGTCGAGCCGTTTGGCTACCTGATTGAAGTGGAGGAGTGGTGGCAGGCCAAGCCGGCTGCTGTGCCTGGAACCTTCGCTTTGAAGATTGGCGTCTCCGATGCGGGCATCAGTGAACAGACGTATGCCGAGTTGTCGGCGCTGATCGATGACGCTCGGCCGGTCAGTCGGCATATGACGGGGCTCGCCATCAGCTTGGAAAGCAGGGGCGCGTTATGCCTGGCTACAGCCGTCTTCGACGGCGAAACACTCGACGTATACCCGCCGCAGGCTGTTGACCTTGATGTCAGTGGCGAGATTGGTCGTGGCGGTCGTGATCACACAATTGACTATCTGGACGTTAACTATGGTTGACCAGACTTCGCAGTTTTACGCGATCCTGACTGACGTCGGGGCCGCCAAGCAGGCCAACGCGGATGCCTTGGGCATTGCTTGGACTTTTTCGCAAATGGGGGTAGGTGACGGAAATCCTACCGGCTTGGACAACCCGGCGTTGCCCATGCCGAACTCAAGTCAAAAAGCGCTGCTGAACGAGTGGCGCCGCGCGCCGCTGAATCAGTTGAAGGTCGACCCCAATAACGCGGCGGTGATCACCGCTGAGCAGATCATTCCCGCCGACGTGGGCGGTAAGTGGATTCGCGAAATCGCTCTGTATGATTCGGATGGCGACATGGTGGCGGTGGCCAACTGCCCGCCGACCTTCAAACCGCTGATGAGTCAGGGGTCTGGGCGTACGCAGGTATTGCGCCTGAATTTGTTGGTCACAAGTGCCAGCAACGTGCAGCTCAAGATAGACCCAAGCGTTGTCTTGGCGACCCGAGAGTGGGTAACCGAGGAGCTGGCACGTCAGGACTTCAAATATTCTGTGCTGGCGGCTACCACTGCTCCCATTACCCTCAGTGGTCTGCAGACGGTCGACGGTGTGTCGCTCACGGCAGGGGCACGGGTGCTTGTAAAAAATCAGGCCGCCGGTAAGGACAACGGCCTTTACTTGGTCGTCGCCAGCGGCGTTTGGAAGCGCTGCGCCGACGCTGACACCAGTAGCAAAGTGACGCCGGGGTTGTTGGTCCTGGTTGAGCGCGGCACTCTCAATGGCGATAGCGCCTGGCAGCTGGTAACGGATGCGACCATCACCCTGGGCGTAACGGCTCTGGTCTTTGAAATGGCCTTCGGGCGCACTGGTGTGGCCGCCGGTACTTATCGCAGTGTGACGGTCGATGCTTATGGTCGGGTTACAGCTGCGAGCAACCCGACTACTGTTGCCGGCTACGGCCTGACCGATGTCTACACCAAGGCCCAGATAGACCAAGCGTTGGCCCTAAAGGCGCCGCTTGAGAGTCCCAACTTCACCGGTGACCCTAAGGTGCCTACAGTTGCAGCGACCGACAATGATACGTCTGCAGCTAGCACGGCCTTTGTACGATCGGCAATGGCATTGTTTGGTATTGGGGGTAGCTCACCCGTCGTGTCAGGCAGTCTCGACAGTATCGAATACGGCGGCCTGTATAGCGTCGGCAGCACGACTGTGGGCGGACTGCCTACGGTGACGCCTGCTGTGCCTCAAGGGTCGCAAGTGCTGCACATGAGCTACACCGACGGCCCGTCGCGCAGTGAGGTTCAACTGCTGATTGATCGGATTTATGACCGGCTCTTTTTTCGTCGCTGCGATTCGGGTACGTGGAAAGCTTGGGTGCCGATATGGAACGGTGTAGACACGCCGAAGCAGTCAAGCATGACCGACCAAACTGCTGGAGCCATCCTCACCGTCGGATCGTTCGGTGTTGGCGCTGGCATCCTTAGTACTGAAGCGAACCTCAATAACTACGTCATTCCGGGTAACTTCATCACGCCCCTCATTGGACTCACCAATCTGCCAGACGGCTGGTCCCCTTCGGCTCGTTATGTGGTGATTGTTGAAGGGTTTAATGCTCAGAACTATCTGATTCAGCGGATCACTGGTGGTTTGGCGAATGGTCAGACGCCGGTTTACGCAAGGCGGACCATGTCCAGCTCCGGCACTTGGACGAGCTGGCGTGATGATTGGCATTCCGGCAACACGCCCAAGCAGGCGAGTCTGGTAGACCCAACGGCAGGAGCAATGCTTACGGTCGGTTCGTTTGGCTGGGGCGGTAGTTCTTTTAACTTCACCGGGAATATCGACTCAATCACAGCAAGTGGGTTGTACATGATCAGCGCTGGCACGCTGGGCACCAAGCCTTTATCAGCAGCCGGCGGGACAGTCGCGGCGGGAACGATTTTCCACATTGAGCGCGGTAGTAGCGTGATGGCTACTCAGATTTGGGACTCGCTCATTGGTAGCGGATCTACAACGCTCTGTTTCATTCGTACCAAAACGGGTTCCGGGTGGACCGACTGGGCCGAGTTGGTGACGACAAATCATCTAGGCACCCAGGCCGAGGTCGACGCGGGAGTCATAGATACCAAGTTCGTGACCCCCAAAAAAAATGCGCTTTGGTTTTGCTGCTAGTTTCAGCCAGAACGGTTACATCGCATTGCCGAGCTGGCTCGGAGGGTTCGTTTTGCAATGGGGCTTCATGTCTAGCGCTAGTGCAGCCAGCGGCACCGTCTCCTATATCTTAGAGTTCCCCACAGCGTGTTACGGCGGAATGCTCCAAAGACAATACACAACCAGCGATGGGGGGAGTTTTACGCTCCGAAACCCATCCGTTGGCGCTAACGGATGGACTCAATCGCGGACGGGGTTCACATGGGATTCCACTCAGACGGCGCGTAGCCTCTCGTTTAACTGGCTTGCTATCGGCAAATAATTAAGGAGATTCCATGGAACGTTTCTATAGTCAGTCGACTGGTTGCACTTATTTGAAGTCTCTACACGCCGTAATGCCGGAGGATGTTGTACTGATTGATGATGAGCGTTACGACACGGTTATCGCCAACCCCGAACCCTTGAAGGTGCGCGCGCACGACGGCGAGGGTCGGCCGATATTGATCGATGCGGCGCCACTGGGTGCCATCGAATTGGCAGAGCAGGAGCGCGCATGGCGTGACGGCGAGCTGGCTACACGGCAGTGGCTGCGTGACCGTCATCGCGACGAGCAGGACCTTGAGCGCGAGACCACCCTGTCAGCCGACCAGTTCGCCGAGCTGCTGGGCTACCTGCAGGATCTCCGCGACTGGCCTCAGTCAGACCAATTCCCCGTTGTCGAGCACAGGCCGGTTGCCCCGTCCTGGATCGCCGACCAATCCCAATAACGCCCCGCACCGCCGGGGCGTTTTCTTTTCCGCTGTACCCCTAATGGCCTCGCTGACGCGGGGCCTTTTAATATCTGGAGAATCTATGTCTGGCTTCTTTCACGGCGTTACCGTAACAAACGTCGACACCGGCGCCCGCACTATTGCCTTGCCGTCGTCATCGATCATTGGTTTGGTCGATACCTTCACCCCGGCGCCAGCGCTTACCGCGCAGCCCAATGACCTGATGCTGATCACCAGCGAGCGCGAGGCGCTTGCCGCGTTCGGCCCCGACGCGGCGATCACCAAGGCTTGCCAAGCCGTCTTTACCCGCGCCAAGGCGGTGATTGTCGCCTGCGGCGTGGCCAAGCTCGAGGACGCTGCCGAGCAGACCTCGGCGATCATCGGCGGCACCTTGGCGGACGGCAAGCGGACCGGCCTGCAGGCACTTCTCGACGGCAAAAGCCGCTTCAACGCCCAGCCGCGCCTGCTGGTCACCCCCAAGCACAGCGCGACCCAGGCGGTCGCTACTGCCCTGGTCGCGCTAGCTGACAAACTGCGCGCAG